TACCAGAGAACGCAAAGCTTTACGGTATCGTTGCATCTAGCACCGAGACCCTTCCTTGGCTATTGACTGGAGGCGCATAAATGTCATACGCAACACTCGCGCAGTTCAAGGCTGCGGTTGGTATTACCGATACGACGGATGACGCTGCGCTTCAGAATGTTCTGGACGCGACCGACACGCTTATCGACTTGTACTGCGACCGAAAGACTGGCTTCGGCACCGCGACCGAGACGCGCTACTACACGGCCGAAGCCTATGACTATGTGCTGACCGATGATCTCGTGAGCGTTACGACGCTGACCACTGACGATCTTGAGAATGGCACCTACTCCACGACCTGGACTGCTGGCACCGACTTCCAGCTCACACCTAAGAACTACGCGCTTGACGGCTTGCCATACACCGGCATTAGCCGCTCCAACGCCTTCCCAAAGAACTTCCCCAAGGGCATCTTCCTTGGCGTGAAGGTGGTTGGCGTGTTCGGCTTCCCTAGTGTGCCAGCGAGCGTGGTTCAAGCAGAAATCATCCAGGCAAATGCCGTGTTCAGCAGCCGCACAGCGGCATTCGGTGTCATCGGTTCGGCTGATCTTGGTGGCATCCTGCGGATGAGCCGCGCCCTGCACCCAGAGGCGGCCCTACTTCTAGAGCCGTACCGCAATCGCGGTGGCTTGGCGGTATGACCGACCTGACGATCCTAGACGCCATCGCTACACGCCTAGAGGCGGTCACTCCGCCTACTGGCTACGCACTCCGCAACGCTTGGGCGACGCCGCCAGAGTCTCTGCCGGTTGTGCCAGCCATCGTGCTCTTCCCTGGCGATGACACAATCAGCATTGGGAACGGCAACCGCACCACCGTCCTGACCGTGGCGATTCGCCTTTACCTGCTCCCCATCCCACGGATGGAGGACAAATACCGCGACCTCTACACTTGGCGAGCGTGGCTCCGCACAGCATTCGATGGAGCGGTGACGATTAGTGGAAACGCAGCGCAAGTAGCAGTGGTCAGCACTACACTCGGCACAGATACTTATGCTGATCAGGACTACCTGACAGTTGAAGCAACTGCGGAAGTCACGGTCTTTGACACCGTGGCGTTCACCGCGTAGAGCAAGGAGTAAACGATGGCTACCTTCGGCGCAAAGGCTCTGACGCGAATCGCTACTGCGTCGCAGGCCGCATTCGGAACAGCAGCTTCAATCGGCACCGCCACTGGTGAGATTCTCTTCAACGAGACAATCGGCTCACTCGACCTGGGTGTGACCGTTGACCTTGGCGAGACCGTATCCGTTGGCAAGCGCACCGCCATTCAGGCGAGCCAGCCAACCATCACCGGCAAGGCTCCTATCATCACCATCGCTGAGGGTCCTGCTTCAATGCGAACCCTTCCGCTCATCTTTGATGCGATTGGTGCGAGCACCACAGGCGCAGGGCCATACACCTGGACTTGGTCGCCAACACAGGGCGATGTCGACACGCTCGTCTTCTATTCCTTCTTGGTGACCGACGGCGTGCAGAAGTATCTCGTGCGAGATGCTGCTCCAACCGAAATCACCATCTCGGCTGATGCAACAGGGCTGCTCCAGGCTGGCGCAACCTTCGCCGCGACGACGGCTGCGACTTCAGCGCTCGCCTTCCCAACAGCGATTCCTGTCAACCCATTCTTGGCTGGGCGCTTGATGAAGTTGAGCACCGATACCAACTTCCCTGACAAGACCGGCACAGGAGCAACCGACTACGCCTCCATCTACAACTTCAACCTGTCCATCACGACAGGCGTTGGGATGGTCACGGCGCTTGACGGCAGCCTGACGGCCGCTACGGCAGCGCTGACTGGCGTGCTTGATGCAACGCTGACCTTCACGGTGGCGAGCAACGCAGCCGCTGGTACGAGCTTCCCAATCACCGACATTGCCGCGCAGAAGTATCTGCGCCTCTACGGCACCACCACCGATAACTACGGCGTGTGGATTCTCGGCTCGTGGGAGATTGAGAACATCGTTCCTCTCTCCGCTGATAACGAAGGCGTCGTGGTCAACGAAGTGACCTGCCGCCTGGCATACGATGTGACCTCTGGCAAGTCGCTTGAAGTCATCATCGACTCGCCGCTGGCAACAGCGCCGTAAAGAACAGCGCCTAGTGCGCTAGTAGGAGGGTCAATATGGACACGATCAAGATTGCGCTAGAGGGTGAGTTCGCAGGCTGGACCGCTGAGCTGCGTAAGCAGGTCACGGCACGCATCCTGCTTGACTTGGAGTCAGGCGACTCAAGCCGCTCACTCCACGCGTTCTCCAAGTTGGTAGTCACGCATAACTTCAAAGGGCTTGATGGCAAGCCTATTGACGATGTGCTGGACGCGCCAGTGGATGCGCTGACGCAGACACTAGAGTTGTGGGGCAAGGCGAACCAGCCGGACCCCAAGTAAGGCTCGCCGCCAAGCGGATGGCGATTGGACAATCTATCGCGCCTCCGCCAGAAATCATCTTCCACATCCTGGGCGAGAAGTTTGGGATGTGGCCAGATGAGGTAGCGAGCCTGCCGCTCAACCAAGTGCTACTCGCCTGGATGATCCACGCGGAGATGCAGCCGAAAGGGAAGTAAATGCCAGCCGCAATCGTCGTAGAGGGTCAGTTCGATAAGGGCTATGACCAACTGCGACTCGGCTTCCTGAAAGGCTCCAACCCAACGGCGTTCAAGCGTCTCGCATCATTCGCCACACTCAACGCCGCGCGCACACTCCAGAAGCCAATGCGCGATAAGGCACCAAAGGGTCAGACCGGCAAGCTGCGAAAGAAGATTGTCGCGCGCAGGGCGAAGTTCAATAACCCTGCTGCGGTAGTCGGTATCAAGGGTGGTCGCAACGGCGTGTTCTACGGCTGGTTGGTCGTCGGTGGCGTCGGTCAGCGACGCACCACTGCCAATGGCACCTTCGCAGTGAAGGGTGTGCGGAAGCGACCATTCGTAGACGAAGTGGTAAAGAAGCGCTCAAACATCGACCGAGCAGTAGAGTCATACAGTAAGACGGTGGCCGCGTTCTTCAACGACGAGCCATTCCGCAACACCATCCTCAAGTTCAAGAGAGGTAACCAACGCTGATGGCTGGAACCCAGACCGCTAACTTTGTCGTCAAGGCGAAGGACCAGGCAAGTGGCCCACTTGGCAAGATTGGCACCTCTATGGGCAAGCTACGCCGCACTGGCATTAGCGCGTTTCAAGGTATCGCCAAGGGTTCAGCCGCACTTGGTGCTGCTCTGGTAGGCGTCGCTGCCGCTGCGGTAAAGGGAGCGGCAGATGATGAGCGCCAGACGATTCTCCTCAACGCCGCACTCAAGCAGCGCGGTCTCTTCACTGAGGACCTAAACGCCAAGATTCAAGACCAGATTATCTCGATGGGTGCGCTCGGCATTGCCGATGAGCAGGTGCGCGCAGGGCTAGAGGTCGGTTCACGATTCTTCACAGACCAGGCAACGCTCCTTCAGGCGAACGCGGTTGCCGCTGATATTGCCGCCGTCACTGGAGCCGATTTGGCGGAAGTGATGACCACGCTCGGTAAGGGCGCACAAGGCACTACCAGAGGGCTGAAGGCGCTTGGTATTACGGTCGAGAAGGGCGCGACCATTCAGGACATCCTGACTGCCGCGACCGCAAAGTACGGCGGTACGGCCGCTGAGATTGCCAACTCCACCAGCGGTAAGTTCGCACGCTCTCAGGTGAGGTTCAACGAGACGATGGAGGACCTTGGCTACAAGCTTCTACCAACGGTCAACAAGTTCCTTGACTGGCTTGCCACCACTGGTATGCCGATGTTCCAAAGCATCATCAATGCGATTGCGCCGGTGATTACCGACCTGATTGACAATGGCATTGCGCCACTCGCTGAATCGTTCGCCGCGCTTTTTGAGGTATTCGGTAGCGCAGATGGGTCTGCCAACCTGCTCATCATTGCGCTGACGCCGCTCAAGATTTTCTTGCAGGCACTGAAGATTGCCATTGACGCGATTGTCTTTGGACTTGGGAAAATCTTTGCCGCGCAGGGAACGCTGGCTAAGGCTGGTATGACCTCTGGCGGATACTCGCCGTACCTTGCCAACGCGGTAGCCTCTGGCACATTCACACCGCCAGCCACGACCAACAACATCTTTATCGGCACAGGCAAGGTTGACACGGTGATCACAAACTCCATCAACCGAACAGGCACCTTCAAGCGCGGCCGCTAAATGGCGAACCCATTCAGCCTCATCGTCGCAGGCGTTGACAGCGGCGCGAACCTTCTTGACCTTCCAGCGCCGAGCGCTACGACGACGCCCTATGTGGACCTTGGCAGCCTGACGCTGACGCTCTCAGGCGACGGCAACGGCGGCTCAATGCAGTTCGATGTGATTGAGACCAAGACCCCAGTCGCAGGACCGTGGTGGCGCTCTGGTGCCGTCTACGACAATGCGCGCGTCCAGTTCTTTGATAGCCGCTATAGCGCGACCACGCCGCTCTTCCTTGGCTACATCACCGGCATTGAGGCTCGAATGCTGGAGAACGGCCTTGGCTCGCGTGCGACCGTCACCGTTGAGGATGCGGACGGCTGGCTCGGTAAGACCATCATTCGCAACGGCACGACAGGCATTCGCGCCACCTCATTCGTGGACTCGTTTACGCAGGGTGGCACAACATCAACTGACCGAGACCACATCAACGCACTATTGGCGAAGGTGAATACGCAGGTCAACGATGCAACGACGCGCCAAATCTTGAACACCGCCGTCATTAGCGGTTCTACACGAGCCGTATTTAGCGGTTCAGCTCAGACCATCGGCAAGCAGACCTTCAAGGCGACCACGCTCCAGAGCGCGCTCGACCAGATTGCTGAAGCGGCTGGTGGTATTGCTGATGTGCAGTATCGCTACTGGATTGATGGCGATGGGCGACTCAACTACGGCCCTAAGACCACCGCACCGACCTACGCCACGGCACCGGCAGAGATTGTGACCGACCCTGCAAGCGTGCAGAAGGGTAGCACCACTACACCGACGCGCCTACTAGCACGCGACCTCTCGGTCAACCTTGACCACTCAGACATTGTGAAGGGCATCTTTGTCCAGGCTGACTCGGCGTATGCGCGCTACGACAGCAACCAGACTTGGCCCACAGCACCAACGAACGACCCATACTTCCGCACCTATACAGGCACCTACAGCCGCAACGGCGCAGGACTTGCAAGCCGCAACGGCCCACTGCCGCACGAAGTCTTCAGCGCACCAAAGATTGTGAAGAAGGCAGACCGTGGCGCAGACATTGGCTCGCTCGCGCGAGCGACGATGGTGACGCGCGGCAAGCCGGTACGCAGCGTCTCATTCACGATTGCAGGTGGCAACCTCAGCCAGACCTCTTCACCAGATTGGGAGTACGGCTACAGCCAAGGCTATCCAGCCGCAGCGGCGACGCCCTACACGCTCATCAAGGCGTGGCTACCAGGGCAATATGTGAAGCTGACCGCGCCAGCGCTCGACCTCTCGTCCGCTATCCTATACATCCCCACCATCACGATGCGCTTTGTGCAGGGTGGCGGTTCCTATCAAGTCGAGTTCGAAGTGCAGGCGGACTTCCGCAGGCAGTATCTCAAGGGGCTGCGCGGCCTCATTGCAGGAGAGTAGAGATGGGTAAGTACGGCACAAACCTAGAAGGCTTCGGAGCGTTTGAGGGCGGCGTAAACGCCGATAAAGGCGCACCGCTCGTCAGCACAAATAGCGACGGCGAGACGGCGCTGCTCTTCGGTCCTGCTGCGCTGCGTGAGATTCAGGCAGGCGTAGCAAACGGCGACTTTGCGATTCCGCCAGACGCAGCTGGAGACACGATCACCGAGAGCAACCCACTGCCGTACTGGACATTCACCGATGTGAACAGCGCAGGCGCAATCACTGCCGCCATTGTATCCGACGCTGGAGCAGGCTCTGGCAATGTGCTGCGCTTCACTGTGGCAAGCGGCACCCTCACTGGCAAGAGTGCAACGCTGACGCGCTACATCCCTGTGCCATCCTCTGCCTCTCGCTCATTCTCGTTCTATGCAGAGGCTACCTTTGATAACGGCACCAACAGCCCACAAGCCAACGCAACGGTCACCTGCCAGTTCTACAAGCAAGATGGGACTACCACGACAGGAACGGCCTTCAGTTCTCCAACATCTTTGTTCTCTGACCTCATTACCGCAGAGGGGTTGATGGCCCCAGACATTTACGGCGACCCAACGACGCTCACAAATGCCGTTGCTCCATCAGACGCTGCGTATCTGAAACTCACCATCACGATTGCAACGGTCGCTACCCAATCAGCGGCACGCACCGTTGATCTCACAGAGGTACGCCTTGGCAACGGATTGCCTGAGATTATCTTCACCGATAAAAACGTTCCGACAAACCCTCCTGGATACATTATTTGCGCAAATAATGACATGATCGTGGCGGCTGGCAACGACGTAGGGCTTTTGAGCCTTGGCGCATCGACATTACTACTCGCTGACACGGACTTGGTTCTTGACTCGCCAACAGTTGACGTTCTTGGCAACCTCACCACCACCGGCAACATTGGCTTTGACCTCAATGTTTTTGCTTCGTCAACATTGACTGGACCTGGCTTCAACCTTGGTGGAACGAATAAACGCCTCTGGAGTTTTTCTAACTCAAGCGGCGCAGCCGATCTCATCACTTCTGGCTCCGCTGGTCGATCTGGCATTCTCATTACCAAGGCAACCGCAGGTCAGCCAACCACCAACATCAACGGAACAGGGAACACCGACGCATTCGCGGACGCTCTCCGAAACGGCGGACTGGCGATTGACACAACCAACAACCGTGGCTATTGGTACTCCAGCGGCTGGAAATACACGGCGCTCACGACTCCATCCGACTCTCGCCTGAAGGAAGAAATCACCGACATTACTGGCGCCCTAGATACGCTCCGCCAACTCGTGCCGGTGGCGTTCAAGTGGAAGCGGCCAGAGGCACACGGTCGAGCGGAGTGCGTGTCTGACGATGGCACGCGGATGGGATTCATTGCCGATCAAGTTGCTACCACTGACTTGGCGCACTGGGTTGAGACGCTTGGCGTTGACGAGCGTGAGGCTGACCTTGTAGATACAGAAGATGTGCTCGCCGTCAACATCCCTCAAAACGAGATGGAGGCTCTCGTGGTTCAGGCACTGCTTGACATTGACGCGCGCCTCAAGGCGCTGGAGTCACGATGACGCCACGCCAGATTGACGGACTAATCGAGCGTCTGGATTCGCACTCCGCCAAGTTGGATGAGGTGCGCTCCGATGTGGACAGAATCAAAGGAGGACTAGTGGTCATTGGTGCGCTGTTATTCAGCGTGCTGATTCCGCTACTCGCATCGCTGCTCTCTAAGTGAAGCGGCTCGCGTTCCCACTGCTAGGCATTATCTTCAGCACGCTCATCTTCCTGCCCATCGTGCGCGCTGAGGACACGCCGCAGCAGGGCGTGACGATGACGGTCTACGACGGATCGCCACTCGGACTGATTCCGTGGGAGACCACGCCAGACCTGCCAGTCTGC